CAACTGGGCAAGCGCGCTCTTGAGCGTAAAGCGCATCAGATTCGTACCGAGCTTGAAGACGACGGACTGCTGGCACTGTGACCAAACGCAAGCTGAACCGAGGTGAACGGGTTATCCAGTTCATTGAGACGTATTGTGTAACCCCAGAGGGACAGCACATTGGCAAACCGATGAAGCTGGAGCCGTTCCAGCGTCGCTTTATTGAAGACGTCTATAACAATCCCTACAAAACGCACACTGCCTACCTGTCAATCGCTCGTAAAAATGGCAAAACCGGCCTGATCGCTGCCATCTTGCTGGCCCACTTGGCGGGGCCAGAGGCAGTGCAAAACAGCCAAATTGTGAGTGGCGCTCGCTCCAAAGACCAGGCGGCTGTGGTATTCGACCTAGCTCGCAAGATGGTGGAGTTGAGTCCCGCGCTGAGTCAGGTGGTGAGGGTGCAACCCTCAGGCAAGCGTCTGATTGGGTTGAACCGAAATGTGCAATATCGCGCCCTGGCGGCTGAAGGGAAGACGGCCCACGGACTGAGCCCTATCCTGGCCATCCTCGATGAAGTAGGCCAGGTGGCTGGTCCGACCGATGAATTCGTCTCAGCTATAACAACGGCCCAAGGGGCTTATGAAAACCCGCTGCTGATTGCGATCTCAACGCAGGCTCCAACGGACGCGGACCTTTTTAGCATCTGGATTGACTCACAGAAAAATGCGCCTGATCCGAGGGTGGTCTCGCATGTGTACGCTGCCCCAGAGGGCTGTGAGCTGGATGACCGTCAGGCATGGGCAGCGGCCAATCCTGCGATGGGAAAGTTTCGCTCGATAGCAGACATAGAGAAACAGTGCCGCCAAGCGATGGAGATGCCCGCCAACGAGCCTGAGTTTCGCAACTTAATATTAAATAACCGCGTTGAGGCATCAAGCCCGTTCGTCTCACCCTCGGTGTGGAAGAGCAACGGCGCGACGCCTGACCCTGTGGAGGGCAAGCGCGTCTGGGGCGGCCTGGACCTTTCCAGCGTCAGCGATTTGACGGCCCTGGTGCTGGTGTCCGAACACGGGGACGTCCACTCTGAGTTTTGGCTGCCCAGTGAAGGGTTGGCCGAGAAGAGCCGCAAAGACCACGTGCCCTACGACCTCTGGGCTAAACAGGGGCTCTTGAACACGACGCCAGGGCGTGCCATTGAGTACGAAAACGTCTCTGAATTTCTTCGTGGCCTATTTGATCGCTGCGATGTGCAATCGATTGCCTTTGATCGAGCGCTGTTTGTTCATCTCAAACCTTGGTTGGTGAAGGCTAATTTTTCGGACAGCGAGCTCGAGAAGTTTGTGCCGTATGGCCAGGGGACGTTATCGATGACCCCGGCGCTCCGTGAGCTTGAGGTCAAGTTGTTGGCCAAGCGCTTGAAGCACGGCAACCACCCCATCCTGGAGATGTGCGCTCGCAATGCGGTCGTGGTGGGTGACTCAGGAGCACGCAAGTTCGACAAAAAGAAGCAACACGGGCGCATTGACGGCATGGTCGCATTGGCCATGGCGGTGGCAGTGATGCCCAACGAAGGCACCGGCCCCTCGGTCTACGAGGAGCGGGGCGTTTTTTCATTCTGAAAGGTAAGAGATGGCAGCTTATACGAAATACACAGCAGCGATAGAGCCCATGCTGGAAGGCATGAACCTAGGCTCTGATGTCTGGAAAGTCGCTTTGGCAGCAACGATTAACGTAGCAGACACGACTTTTGTCGCGGGCACGACCGATCTGGCCACGGCTAACGGCTACACCGCAGGCGGTAACACTTGCACCACCACTTCGGCTACGCAGTCGGGCGGTGTTTATAAATTGGTGCTGGCGAGCCCCGCCGTCTGGACGGCTACAGGTGCGGGTTTCACGTTCCGTTATGCAATTCTGTACAACTCAACCACCAACCAGCCGGTTGGTGCTTGGGATTACGGCAGCTCTCAGGTGGTGGCGGCGGCAGAGACCGTCACGGTGACGTTGGACGGCACGAACGGCGTTTTCCAGGTGTCGTAAGTCATGGCAGCCCCAACCTTTGTTGGGGCCTCGGCGTTTACGAATGCCACGACTGGGATCACCGTCGCGGCAGTCGCCGGTACGGCTCTCGATGACCTGATTCTGCTCTTCGTTGAGTCGGCCAACCAGGCGGTCACTCTCCCTACGGGCTACACCGAAGTCACTAACAGCCCTCAAGGCACGGGCACTGCGGCTGCGATCGGCTCAACGCGGATCACAGCGTTTTACCGCTGGGCCACTGGAGCCGACACCACCACCTCGGTGGCTGACTCGGGGGATCATACCGCCGGGTACAAAATTGCGTTTCGGGGTGTTCACAGGACTAACCCCTTTAACGCCACGGCGGGGTCGGTACAAGCCACCGCCGCGACCGCTTGGACATCCCCTGCCGTCACGACCACAGAGGTTAATTGCCGAGTAGTGCTCGGCATTGCGAACGACCGTGACGCTATTACCGCATCAGGTAACCTAAGCGGATTCACAAATAGCAACATCACATTCACCCTACGGGTGGATCAAACCACGTCGAACGGCACAGGCGGCGGTTTGGGGGTTGCAGACGGAACGCTGGCCGCTGCGGGTTCAACTGGTACAACGGCGATCACGAGCGCCACCAGCAATACCGCTGCGTTCATCACGATTGCGCTGGCCCCAATCAAAGACTATGCGGTCGCGGGGGCGTTTGGAAGTTATTCCACTACCGGCCAGACAGCGACGTTGACAAAATCGTCGACAGCTGGTCACCCTTTGACTGCCGCGTTTGGTAGTTATGCCAACACAGGCCAAGCGGCGACGATCTCCAAGACCAAGGTCTTGAGCGCTGCGGCAGGAAGTTATACCTACACCGGCCAGGCGGCAACGCCGTTCAAGGGGCGAACGCTTGTCGCCGCAGCGGGCAGTTACACGCTGACGGGTCAGGCGGCGACAATATTGCGAGCCAAGGCGGTTTCGGCAGCCTTTGGCAGTTACTCGAACACGGGCCAAGCGGCGACGCTCTCGAAGTCCAAGGTTTTGAGCGCGGCGGCTGGCAGTTATGCCCTGACGGGTCAAGCGGCTACGCTCAAACGCAACCGCGTGGTGACCGCAGCAGCGGGCAGTTACGCCGTGAGCGGCCAGGCGGCCACGCTACTGGTCAATCACCTGACCAACAACTACCCGCTGACAGCGGTCTTCGGTAGTTACTCCAACACGGGCCAGGCGGCGACGATCTCCAAGACCAAGGTCTTGAGCGCTGCGGCAGGGTCTTACAGCGTAACTGGCAGGACAGCCACCCTGGCCAAGGGGCGCTCACTGAGCGCTGCGGCGGGAACTTACGCCCTAACAGGTCAGGCCGCCAGTCCGCTGCGCTCAAAAGCGCTCGCGGCGGCCTTTGGCAGCTATTCATACACCGGCCAGGCGGCGACTGTCAGTCGCAGCAAGGTCTTGAGCGCTGCGGCAGGCAGTTACACACTGACGGGCCAAGCGGCCACGTTCAAACGGACAAAGGCGCTCGCGGCATCCTTCGGTTCGTACTCGGGCAATGGCCAGAGCGCGGTGCTCAGTCGCTCGCGCAAGCTAAGCGCAGCCGCTGGGACATACACGGGCACGGGCCAGGCCGCGACGCTGGTCAGAGGGCGCACCCTGGTCGCCCAGGCGGGCGCTTACAGCATCAGCGGGGTGACCGCTACGTTCCTGCGCGGTCGAAATCTGCCGGGTGCGGCAGGTGTGTATTCAACCTCGGGGGTCGCGGCGACGCTTGCCAAAGGACGCACGTTCTTGGGCACCTTCGGGACGTATTCGGTCCAAGGCTACGCCAGCACGGTGCTGGTGGTGCTGTCGTTCATCGATTTGAACCCGCGTGTGTCGCACCAGGTAAGCCGATCGCGACACGTTCACGAGTTCCGCCCCCGGTACTTTCATCAACCCCCGCGTGCGCGGGTTATCAACAAAGCCGTTCCATGAGCATCACGCTGGAAAAGTTTGCAGACGAATCGATCCTGTTCGATTTGGACTGCACCGACAACTTGGCCGTGGGTGAGACCATTATTGGGAGTCCCGTGATGTCGTTTTTCCCCGCCCTGACGGGCGGCGATGCGCTGACTTTTGGCACGCCGGTCATCAACACGGCTGCGATTCAGTATGCCGACGGCAAAGTGGGCAAGGTAGGCGGCGTGATCCAGGTGCGCATCAGCGGTGGCAACCCTACCAACACCACGACGGCTCGTCTTTACAGCGTGCTGGCGACATTCACAACTTCGGCAGGCAACAACCTGGTGGCTCGAATGAAGTTGTCGATCCTCAGCAATATCTAAGGCACTCATGGCAAAGTTTTGGCAAAACCTGACCGGGCTGGTGCGCAAAAGCGCTGGCTCGCCCGACTGGGGCACGCTTGAGCGCTATTTGGCCTGGGCTTTTGGTGGAGGCGCGTCTGCCAGTGGCATCGTGGTCAACCCCCAGACCGCTATGCAGTCGGCGGCGGTCTACTCCAGCATCAAAGTGCTGGCTGAGTCCATCGGTATGCTGCCGATGAACCTCTACCGCAAAGAGGCGGATTGCTCACGCACGTTGATGGTGGACCACCCCCTGCAGGCGCTGTGCCATGACCAGCCCAACGAGTGGATGACGAGCGTCGAATTCTGGGAAATGATGGTCATCGCGCTCAACCTGCGCGGCAACGCCTACGCCTACATCAACCGCAACCGCTCGGGCCAGGTGGTGGAGCTGTTGCCTCTGCACCCCGACATGGTGCGGGTCATCATGGGGGCAAATTTCACCCTCGAATACGAGATCACGATGCCCGATGGGGCGTTCAAGCGCTTTGGCGTGGGCGAAATCTTCCACATCCGAGGCTTGACCTTGAACGGTTGGCTCGGGATTAGTCCGATCGCCTACGCCCGCGAGAGCATTGGCCTGGCGCTGGCAACCGAAAAATTCGGCGGTCAGCTCTTCCGTAACGGGGCCAAGATGGGTGGCGTGCTCGAGCACCCTGGCAAACTGTCCAAAGACAGCTATGAGCGCATCAAAGCCAGCTTTGACGAGGCCCACTCAGGCGAAAACGCCCACAAAACGGCGCTGCTCGAGGAGGGAATGAGGTTCTCGCGCATTTCGCTCAGCGCCAACGACTCCCAGTTTTTAGATACCCGCAAATACCAGCGCAGCGAGATCGCAGCCATCTTCCGCGTGCCGCCCCACATGATTGGTGACCTGGAGAAAGCCACCTTCAGCAATATCGAGCAGCAATCGCTCGAATTTGTGAATTATTCGCTCATGCCGTGGCTGGTGCGGATTGAAAAAGCCATCAAACGCGACCTCATGACCCCCAAAGAGCGACGCGATCTGACCATGAAATTCAACGTCTCGGGCCTCTTGCGAGGTGACGCCAACGCCCGCAGCGCCCTGTATCACAACGGCATTCTGGACGGCTGGCTGACCCGCAACGAAGCGCGGGCCGCTGAGAGCGAGCTGGGCATTGTTTTGAACCCCATCGAGGGCCTGGACGTACCTCTCATGCCGCTCAACATGACCGATGGGACGGACGACCCTGACGAAGCGCAGGATTTAACCGAGCCTGCCGATCAAGAGCCCGCCACCGACGCTGAGGACATGACCAATGATTGAAGAGCTCGCCTCTCGGGTCTTTGCTGCACGGGATGCAGCCCATCGCGCCCACTGGCGCACCGGCAGCTTTGCCCAGCACATGGCCCTGGGTGAGTTTTACGAAGGTGTGATCGAGGGCATCGACGAAATCATCGAGGTCTACCAAGGCGTCAATGGGCTGATCGATCAATTCACGGTTGAGCTGGCCCCAGTGACCAACATTAGCGCCTGGCTGCAATCGGAAGCTGACTGGATCGCCGAGAACCGCGACGAAATCGCCGCTGGTAATGACGCCGTGCGCAACCTGATCGACGCCTTGGGTGCGATTTACCGCCGCGCCATCTACAAACTGAACCAACTCTCGTGAGGACGGGCATGCATCACATCGACAAACCCTTTGAGATCAAAGATGTCTCGAAAACTGGCACGTTTGCTGGCTACGGCAGCGTCTACGGCAACATCGACCAAGGGGACGACATCGTGGCCCCGGGAGCCTTTGCCGATTCGCTCAAGTCCTACGCCCAAAAGGGCCGTCTGCCAGCTTTGTTGTGGCAGCACAAGCAGTCCGAGCCCATCGGCGTTTTCACTGCCATGCGAGAAGACGAGCACGGTCTCTACGTCGAAGGCAAGCTGGCGCTGAAAACCCAGCGCGGGGCTGAAGCCTACGAGCTCATGCAAATGAAAGCGGTCAGCGGCATGTCCATCGGTTTCAAGACCGAGGAGGACCAGTTCGACAACAAAACAGGCATTCGCACCATCCAAAAGGGCGACCTCTGGGAGGTTTCCCTGGTCACGTTCCCCATGAACGATGCCGCGCGAATCATGAACGTCAAAAACATCGATGACATCACCGACTTCAAACGAGCCGAGCGGCTCCTGCGCGCTGCAGGTGGCTTCTCGCGCTCTGAAGCCGTGGCCCTGGTGTCACGGATCAAGAGTCTGGCCCTGAGTGAGTCAGTGGCGGCAGACGACAGCGAGCATCTACTGCTGGCACTTAAACGCCGCCAGGAGCTGCTGCGCACCTAGTCCCCGCGACTACTCCCCCCAACCGACCCGCTTTGAGCGGGTTTTTTCTTTTTAGGAAGATTTTTATGACACAGGACATCATCAATGCCATTGAGGCCTCAAACCGTGCGTTTGAGGAATTTAAACGAACCAATGATGCTCGCCTTGACGAGCTAAAAAAGGGCGGTGCAACCGCTGACATGCAAGCCAAGATGGCGGCCATCCAGGCCGACATGGCTGAGCAAAAACGTGTCATCGAGGACATGGAAGCCAAAGCCAAGCGCCCGCACTTCGGTGCCGATGGCCGCGAAATCAACCAGGCTGAAGCCGAGCACAAGCAAGCCTTCAACAGCTTCATGCGCAAAGGCAAGACCGATGGTCTGGCTGATCTGGAAGCCAAAGCCTATGCCTGGTCTACCAACAGCGGCGCTGATGGCGGCTACGCCGTGCCCAAAGTGATCGATTCCACGATTGACGCTCTGGCGGTGAACGTGAGCCCGATCCGCGCTCTGGCCCAAGTGGTTCAGGTCAGCACGACCGAATACCACAAGCTGGTCAACAAGCACGGCACGGCCTCTGGGTGGGTGGGTGAGACGGACGCACGTCCTGCCACCAACACCTCGGTGCTGGCTGACATCAAGCCCACCATGGGCGAGCTGTATGCCAACCCCCAGGCCACGCAGCAGATGCTGGACGACGTGTTCTTCAACGCCGAGCAGTGGCTGGCTGAGGAGGTCGCACTGGAATTCGCACGCGCTGAGGGTGCTGCCTTCATCACGGGCGACGGCACCAACAAGCCCACCGGCTTTTTGGCAGGCGCTACGGCGGCCACGGCGGACTCCAGCCGCGCCTTTGGCACGATTGAGCACATCGCCACCGGCACCTCGGGCGCTTGGAAAACCCTCTCAGCCACGGTCAACCCCGCAGACGACCTGTTCACTGTGGTGAGCAAGATGAAGGCGGCCTACCGTGCTGGCAGCTCCTGGGTGACCAACAAAGCCCTGCTGTTTGAAATCATGGCGTTCAAGGACTACCAAGGCCGCTATGTGTTCAACCCGACCACCGCCCCTGGCGTGGCTGACACCATCCTGGGCTACCCGGTGGTGGAGGCTGAAGACGTGGCCGCCAAGGGTGCCAGCAGCCTGTCGCTGGCGTTCGGCAACTTCAAGCTGGGCTACTTGATCGTGGACCGCATCGGCACCCGTGTCGTGCGTGACCCGTTCAGCAACAAGCCGTATATCGGCTTTTACACCACCAAGCGGGTGGGCGGCGCGCTGATTAACAGCGAAGCCATCAAGGTTCTGAAGTTCTCCGCGAGCTGATGACCCGAGCCCCGAGGCGAGCAATCGCTTCGGGGTTTTTTCTTTTCACTTTGGGTGAACCTATGAAAAACGTCCAGTTTCTCCAAGATTTTGACGGCTACAAGAAGGGCAGCCATGTGGCGGTCGATGACCAAGTTGCTTGCGACGCTATTGCAAACGGCTACGCCGTGCCGAGCGTTGAGCCCATAAAACAGTCAAAAGCCTCCACCAAGCAACCTTCCACTGAGGCCGCCTGATGCCCAGCGTATTGGTCACCGCCCCCACAGAGGAGCCGGTCTCCCTGGCGGAGGCCAAGCTGCATTTACGGGTTGATTACTCGAACGATGACGTCTTGATCGCGGCGCTTAT